GTATTGCTATAGCGAGTGGAGATAATCAAAAAACATCTGTACAAGCTATTTGCAGTTGCTGTAAAGGTAAAAAGTATCATAAAACATCGGGCGGTTATCATTGGATGTATCTATATGATTATCAGCGGAGCAAGGATAAATAAAAATTGCAAAAATTTAAACTCCTGAAATGCTAATTTTAAATTGCATTTTCGGGGGTTTATTTTTTTTTGAACAACGAAAAGATATAGGTAAATACAGAAATTTATTATGATTTAAAATATAAAGGGGGTGTACAGTTATGTATAAAGAGCAAAATGAACTGAGGACGAGATTAAATTATGTTGTAAACGATATTGGAGTTCGTGCAAGTAAAATTAGCGTGTACACTCACATTGAGAGGTGTCGTCTATCTAATTTTAAAAATGGGAAGTTATTTTTGTGCCGTCCAGAGGCGGTTAGATTACAAAAGTATTTAGATAATTTTTGGCTGCTTGAAGCTTGACTTAGGTAATATCAGCAGCTTATGCTGTTGTTATTATATATTTACAATGTTTCCAAACATAAATGTAGCTTTTGCTTTATTTTCATGCAGGTGCAAATCCTGCTTCCTCCTTTAAAAAAGAAAATATAGCTGGGGTGAACTGATGGCTACCTATACGGAGCCGGATTAAAGGCGGACAATCACCTGCCTGCGCTTGTAAGGCGTTGCCTAAAAATAATAATCCTTTCTGGACGCATATCAGATTAATCTCTGATGTGCGTTTTGCCTATAATTCGCCGCTGCTATCGTGGCGGCGCTTTATTTTATATAGATGCGGAATTTACACGTGGTGGAATAAGGTGTTTGCGCGCTATTGTAGATTCCGCCTTTTTTTTGAAAAATAATTACCTGATTATATCAGGGAAAAGATATATAGCTTATGATGGAAGGAGCAAATGGATAATGGATGCAATAAAAGCTATTAGGGACGTGATTGATAAATTGCTAAAAAAAATGCAAGATGACGTCGAAAAGGATAATAATACTCTGTACAAATTACATGTAAAGCAATCATTTTTAGCAATCGATCTATTAGCAAAATTACTGAAGGAGATGCGTTAAATGCCTGAGAATTACAACAAAATTAAACCTGTAATGGTGATTTGGAGCCGTGGAATTGCTGAGAGCTTGTGTGTTGATTACGGGCACTTTAATAATCTTATCGATATTAGGCGCGATAAAAAGAACAAATTCAGAAAATTATATGTGTTTAAAAACAGTGCTCAATTTGTAGATGATTTTAATGCAATTATAAAAGATATCAGGAAAGCAAAAGCCGAAAGGCGGAAAGAAGAGAAAGAGATAGATGACGCAACGGGAAAATCTGTTTGATTTTTACGCTAATAGAATAGCGGGAGCAGATACTCTAAAGCTTGTAAAGGAGTATTTAGCTTCATTTTTTATAGAAACTATTGATGATTCAGAATTCAAGGATGAAATGGAAAGGGAGATTAGCAATGATCAAGATTTTAACAAAGGATCAAATTAAGTTTCTGCAAAGTGCAATTGAGTATATTGTATTGTCGGTAGAGGGCAAAACGCCTGACAATACAAAACTATCTGATCGTGATAAGGTAAAATTGCTAAATAACTGCTATGTCATGGATAGGATTTTGGCATCTGATGATGGAGCCGATGAAGCCGATAGCAAGAAGGATGAAGATGTATTAGACGACACGATTCTCGCGTTTGAAAAAGCGCTTGGGATTGCGCGTGATTAAATGGCGCGCTATAAATTCTACGATTCTAAAAGGTGGAAGAAGTTAAGGGACTTTGTGATTAACCGTGATGGTGGGATTTGTACTATTCCGGGTTGTGGACAAAAAGCTGAAATAGTCCACCACATTATTCCGGTAAACGATGAGAATTGTAACGATCCAAATATAGTATGGAATCCAAATAACCTTACCTCGTTATGCGCATTCCACCATAGTTTAGCGCACGCTAAATTAGCGGGGCATACTGCAACTAATGATGGATGGGAGTTTGATTGTGACGGGAATCTAATCTATATCGGTGATAAGCCGGGAAAATAGATTTGGACTTTTAATCAGCCGGCGAAAGTATCGGCCGGAGAAATTATCGTCCCGAAAATATTATCGGCTTAGATATTATTGCGGCTTAGATATTATTGGCTGCGGAAAGTATCGACTGCAAATATCGGTTGGAATAATGTACCGCTTGCTGTATCGGATATTGTAATAGTAAGCAGGTAGGTCTGCGATAAAAAGTAAAGAGTAGTAAGGGCTGGCAGAGCACGTCGTGATATGTGTGCTATGCCGTGTCTGTTTGGTAGGGTTAGTACGTCAAATACATAGCGTGGTTAGTTGTGTGTCATGCAGGCAGGGGCATGACAAGCAGGACGTTGACGTGATGGTTAGCGCGTCGTCGTGCTTCGTGGTCGCGCCTTGTGTGTAGTTGCATCGTGCTGCATTGCAGGTGCCATGCAGGCAGAGGGCATAGGGCATGTGTTGTGCACAAGGCACGTGCAAGGTGTGTGCACGCTTGCATGAGGAAGGCAAGGGCAGGCATGGCAGCGATGGCACAGGCGGCAAGGGCAGTTGCTTGATGTGGCTGTGTGCTTGGTGCAAGTGTCAATTATATATTATCGTTTCTGGAAATTGATGGAAGAAAATAAAAAGTAAATTTATGGAAAATATTTTGATGACCATCGCGACTATCCCCCCGGTTATAATTCTAAATTAGCATATAGGGGATACCGTCGTTGGGGCCTCGCTTTTCCTCTCTTTGCGTTTTTTTATCGCGACTATGCAAATTATATAAATTATTACTAACAAATTTGTGCAATTACACAATAATAATTGGAGATGAAAATTATGAACGAAAATGAAACAAAATACAAAATTCAGGAAGAATATGCAAAACTTCGCAAGACGCTAAAAAATGTTCCAGAAGAGAAAATTAAGATGGCAGAGGAGCTAATCGGGAATGCGGCGTTTATGGCGGTAACGCTTCGCCAGCTTCAAGATGAAATCGACAAAACAGGCCCAATTTCCGAATACAATCATAGAGCCGTTGAAAATCCAGCCGTCAAATCCTACAATACGATGGTAAATCGCTACTCTAACGTAATGGCGCAATTGCTGAATCTTCTTCCAAAGGCGGATCAGGAAAAAACCGTTGAAACTGCGAAACAAAAAGAACTAAAGCGATTTATCAAACAGAAAGCACAAGTTGCCTAAACATAATTATATTCGGGAATATTGGGAGAAGATTGAAAACGGTGAAATCATAGCGGGAAAATGGATTCGGCTAATTTATCAGGAATTAAATGACGAATTAGATCATCCAATTAGCAATTGGATTTTTGATATCGATAAAGCAAACGAACCGATTGATTTCATCCAGACCTTTTGCAAGAACAGTAAAGGCAAATGGATGGGTCAACCGGTTCGTCTGTTGCTTTGGCAGAAAGCGCTGCTGCAGGCAATTTACGGCTTTGTAGATGCTAAGACAGGGCTCAGAAGAGCACGGGAAGTGTTCGTGATTACGGGCCGAAAGAATGGCAAATCGACCTTTTTGGCTGGCCTTGGAGTGTACGGAATGCTATCCGAAAAGGGCGCTCAGGTGCTTTGCAGCGCGAATAAGTATCAACAGGCAAGGATTATCTTTGACGAATCAAGGAATATGGTATTGCAGTCACCTGAGCTAAGTCAGATTATCCGGAAACGGAAAACCGATTTATATTGCGATTCAAATTTTTCAAACATGATTCCTTTGTCTAAAAACAGCCGATTAGCGGATGGATTAAACTGTTCGCTCGCGCTTGTGGATGAAGTCCATGAGAATGCGGACAGATACAGCTACGATGTAATTAGGCAATCCCAATCAGCACGGGAACAGCCGCTTATATTTACAATCAGCACGGCTGGGTTTGTGAGAGAAGGGTTATTTGATATCCTACATAAATATGGGACTGATATTTTAGAGGGCAGATTGACTGATAAGGATATTCCTTACGGTTCGTTTTTGCCCTTTTTCTACGAATTAGACGATCCGATTGAAATTAATCAATCAGATTGTTGGATTAAGGCGAATCCATCTATCGGTGAGATAAAGTCATTTGATGAATTGAAAGCGAATGTAAACCGAGCGAAAGTCGATGCTACCTTTATGCCGACGCTGAAGGCAAAGGATTTTGATATTCCGGAAAACGTTGAAAACGCATTTTTAACGCCAAATGAGCTAACGAATACCGCTACTTTTAATCCGATGGACTTTAAAGGTTCTTATTTTGTTGGTGGCGTTGACCTTTCCGAAACTACAGATTTAACTTGTGCTACAGCGTTAATGATGCACGAAAATGATAAGACAAAGTATGTATTACAGCACTATTTTATTCCTGGAGATAACGCTCAAAAGAAGATTCGGCAGGATAAAATTCCTTACGATATCTTCCAGAAAAAAGGATTGGTAACTTTTTGTGACGGCAATCGTGTTGACTATAATGACGTCACAAATTGGTTCACCGACGTGATTATGGGGCAATATGGGATTTATCCATTTAAGATAGGCGCTGACAGGTGGAATACTCAATATTGGTTTAAAGAAATGAAAGAAAAAGGATTCCCGATTGATGGTGTAGGACAAGGATATAAATCCATGTCGCCGACGATGAAAGCGTTAAAAGCCGATTTTCAAGCGAAATTGGTGAATTACAATAACAATTCTTTAACGAAATGGTGCTTGAGCAATACGGAATTAGCGGTAGATCAAGCGGGGAATTGGAAATTTGATAAATCAAAAAATCGTAATTTGAGAATTGACGGTACAGCGGCATTGTGTGATGCTTACTACATCCTCTTAAATAATTACGGTGAGTATTTAAATATGATTCAGGGGAAATAGCTAAAAGGAAAGGAGGTGATTTCTATCAAGCAAAAGAGAAGTTTTTTAAAAAAGATATTTGGAAATCAGCAAAAGATTCAGCAGCCGCTTACTACAGCGCAAATGCTGAATACGTATAACAGCAGAATCTATAATTATGACGGTTCGCTTTATGATAATGCTGTTATCAGATCCTGTGTGGATACTATCGCGCGCTACTTTAGCAAGATGCAGATGGTGCATAGATTAAAGGGGAAAACAGTAGAAGATACTTTAAATACCCTTTTAACGCTTCGTCCCAATCCTTATCAGAGCGCGCATGATTTCCTATATCAGGTAGCAACATTATATGAGATGGATAATAATGCCTACATATATATCCAACGTGATTTAATAGGCAACGTAATTGCCTTATATCCTTTTAGCTATGCACAAGCGGAATTAAAGGAAAGTAAAAACGGTGATATGTTCCTTGAGTTTGCTTTTCGGACAGGCAAAAAGATAACAGCACCAATTGATGATGTAATTATCCTTCGGAAGCATCAATACGAGAATGATTTCTTTGGTGAATCTAATCGACGCCCATTGTATCCGCTTGTGAATCTGCTGCATGTAATTAGTGAGGGTATCATTAACGCCTGTAAATCGTCCGCTTTTATTCGTGGAATTTTAAAAATAACGGGTATGATTCAACCTGAAGATCTTAAAAAGAAGCGCGACTTATTTAAAGATGAATTCCTCTCTACGCAAAATGATGGCGGCGCGATTGTGACTGATAGTCAAACCGATTACACGCCCATTGAGAGTAAGCCGACGCTCATCGACGATAAACAAACGGCGCTTGTGAATCAATCTGTCTTCAGCTATTTTGGATTAAATAGTAAAATTATCAACGGGACTTATTCCGAGGAGGAATTTCAGGCCTTTTATGAGGGCGTGCTTGAACCGCTTGCAATACAATTAGCGCAGGAGCTTACAGCAAAACTATTTTCTTCGCGTCAAATTGGATTTGGAAATGAAATTGTGCTTGTGGGCGATAAGCTTAGCTACATGAGTATGCGCTCAAAAGTACAAATGATTAATGCTGTTAAAGATTTAGGTGTGATTACTGGAAATCAGATTGCAGATATCCTTAATATTGAGCGTCCACCTGATGGCGATAAGATATTGCAGTCGCTCAATTATATTGATAAGGCAATCGCGAATCAATATCAATTGAACGCTGCTAAAAATGGCGCAAAGAAAGGGGATGATACCGAAAATGAAGAAGAAAACAACTCAGAGGGAAATCAGGATGAATCCGATCCAGATCAGAGCGGCGGAACAGACGGAAAATAATAATGATCTTATCATAGAAGGAAAAGCGATTGTATTTAATCAGAAAACGCTTTTATTCCAAGATGGTGATGATCAGTATTTTGAAATGATTGATTCTCATGCTTTAGATGGTGTAGATTTGTCTAACGTATATCTATATTATAATCATACTGATAAGGCGGTTGCACGAACTAAAAATAAAACGCTTGAATTAACTATTAAGCAAGACGGTTTATATTTTAGGGCAAAACTAATCAATACCACATACGGTAATGACTTGTACAAGATGGTTAAGAGTGGATTAGTCGATAAATGCAGCTTTGCTTTTACAATTGGGGAACAGGATTTTGACAGCGAAAGCAACACATTTACAGTTCGCAAAATAGATAAGCTGTTTGAAGTTTCTATCGTTGACTTTCCAGCTTACGATGAGACGAATGTAAGTGTTTCCGCACGGTCGAAATTAACTGAATTAGAACAAAATCGTAAGAATCAAATTTATGATGAAAAGCGTAAAAAATTGATTCTTGAGACATTACTTTAATTTTGAAAGGGAGTATTTAAATGAATAAATTACAGGAGAGAATGTTCGCGATTAATACGCGCAAGGCCGAAATCCGCAAGGATATTGAGACAAATAAGGAAAAGGTCGATCTTGATAAGTATGAGAAGGAACTTCGCGCTCTGAATGCGGAACTTGAAGATATCCAGAAGAGAATGAAACTTGCAGATGGTATTACCATCGAAAAACCAAAAGAAAAGGATGATAATGAGATGAGAGATAATTTTACACGTGATAGTAAGGAATATCGCAATGCGTTTCTTAAAAAGCTTCAGGGAAATACTCTTAACGCTGTAGAGCAGAGAGCGCTTACCTCTGTTGCGGATTCTGCTGGAGCTGCTATTCCTACACAGACAGCCGACGAAATTGTGACAAAACTAAAGCAGGTAGCACCACTCCTTAACGAGATCACTCTGCTTCAGGTTGCCGGCTCTGTTAAATATGCGGTTGAGGATGTTCGCGCTAATGCGGCACGTCATGCTGAGGGTACCGCTATTTCCGATTCCGGAGACAAACTGCTTTCTGTACAGCTTGGCGGATATGAGTATGTAAAGCTGATTAGCATTTCCAAGGCAGTGCAGAGCATGGCAGTGGATGCTTTTGAGGGTTGGCTTGTGCAGATCCTCTCGGAGGATATCGCGCGTGCCATTGAGTATGATATTGTAAACGGCACAGGCGAAAATGCTCCTAAGGGGATTGTAAACGCGAATACATGGGATGATACCAATTCTCTTACTGTAGCGTCCGGTTCTGCACTTACATATGCAAATGCTTGCAATTTTGTAGGACTGCTTGATGGCGCTTATGACGCTAACGCTAAATTCCTGATGAGCAAAAAGACACTCTATCAGGACTTTATTCCACTGATGGATAAGAGCAAACACGATCTTGTAATTCGGAACGCAAATGGTACATTTAATATCCTTGGATATCCTGTACTGCTTTCTGATTCTGTTGATCTGCATGACGCTTATCTTGGTGATTTTAAGAAATACGTCGGGAATCTTTCGCAGAATATTACGGTAGAATCCAGCGTGGATTCTGGCTTTAAAACGAACACCATTGATTTCCGTGGGACTGCTATTTTTGATGGCAAGCCGGCTATTGGTGAAGCGTTCGTCAAGCTCACAAAGGCGGCAGAATAATAAATGGAATTGTTGAATCAGATTAAGCAATCTTTGCGTATTACCGCTGATAATACAGCGTTTGACGATGAAATTACTGATCTGATTCATCAAGCGATTGACGATTTAGAGGCAAGCGGGGTAAGTCCGCCTGCCTTTAATCGTTATGGCGAAAATGATGAATCAGGCAAACAGATCGACTATATTACAGACGGAAATATCAGGCAATGTATTATCCTATTTTCTAAAGCATATTTTGGAATTGATAATCCGGACAAGGAATTCTACGTCGATCATTATCGCTTTAAAAAGGCGCAATTACTCAATCAGTCCGCTTATACAGGTGATACACTATGAGATATAAAAACATTAACGCTATTTTTAATAAGACAATTGATCTTGTATCATACACTTATAAAGAGGATGAGTTAGGACAAATGATTCCGGATCAGACGATTTACCGGACTGTTTATGCGGCTAAAAAGAGTGTTCCGCAAAACGAATTCTTCCTCTGCGGACAGAATGGAATTAAGCCGTCCGCTATGTTTTTAGTTAGAACGGCTGAATATAAAGGTGAATCGAAACTACGTTATCCAGCAAATGATAGCGGTAGTGTATATGATATTTACCGCGTTTATGATACAGCCGGCGAATGTACAGAACTATATTGCGAAGTAAGGGCAGGTGGATGATATGGATAATGTAACGGTTGATTCCCCTGAGGAATTGGAGAATGTAATTTCAGCGGATCTACAGGAGTTTTCCGATGAAAAAATGCACGAAATTAAGGATATCATCGCCGATAAATCGAAAGAATGCGCGGCAAATATCCGCAAAGATTCTCCCAGAAACAAAGGGAAGTATTTTAAAGGGTGGCGAGCTACAAAAGAAGAAGAGGACGATCTGCACGTCTCTTATCTAATCGCGAACCATAGCAAAAAAGCTCCTCTTACATGGCTGCTTGAGAATGGACATGCCACCAGAAATGGCGGACGTGTTGAAGCAATTCCGCACATTGAGCCGAATGTAAAGAAATGCGTCGCTGAAATTGATGCAGAAATAGATAAAAAGGCGGCGGAGTAATTATGCAGCTTACAGATTTTAAAAACGTGCTCAATTCGGTCGGCATTCCAATTGTATATCATAGTTTTGAAGCAAGTGGATTAGAGGTAAAACAGCCGCCTTATATATGTTGGTATTTAAAAGAAAGCGATAATATTCCGGGTGATGATAAGGTAGCTGCAAAATTGAATCGCGTAAACGTGGAATTATATACCGATCGTAAAAGTCCGGAATTAGAACAGAAATTAGAAGATGCACTTGATGGTGCGTCTATTTTTTACGATAAAACAGAGCTTTATATTAAAGAAGAAAAGCTCTTTGAAGTTCTTTACGAAATTGAAATTTAGGAGTGATTGAAATGGTCAATAAAGTAAAATATGGTATTAGAAATGTGCACTATGCGCTGATTGGAGAAGATGGGGCTTACGAAACGCCGAAACCAATTCCTCAAGCAACGTCTATTTCGCTTAAACCTAAGAGCGCTGAGCTTACAGTTTATGGCGACGATACTCTACAAACTAATAAGAGTATTAGTCGTGGCTATACGGGGAGTATCTCCTTTAACGAGCTTCCCGATGAATTCTACGTCGATGTATTCGGTCAAACTGTAGATAGCAAGGGCGTTTTGACAGAAAATGTAAATGACAATCCACATGAAGCAGCACTGCTATTTGAGTTTAGCGGCGATCCAGTATCTCAGCGCCATGTGCTATATAGGGTCTCCTTTGCACGGCCAAATATCGAAAGCGAAGGCATGGCAGATAAGATTTCGACAAAGGAATTCAGCATCGATATTACAGTTATGCCGGTTGTCGGCGGTGATCTGGATGGTAAAATTAAGGGTCGTCTCTATGATACAACGGAAACACATGATACTTATACAACATGGTTTACGCAAGTATATACCGCTGCTGATGGCGTGACGGAGTCGTGAATATAGTTTACGGCCTGAGAAACGTATATTACGCTCGGTCACATGGTCTACATGTTCCAAAATATGATAAACCAGTTCCTATTCAGGGTGCCGTTTCTCTTGCTTTAAAATCAGGAAGTGATTTTGAAATTGCTCGATCTGCGGATGGTACACCGGGCTTAATGTTTCCAAAAGTGCAGGTATATTCCGGAGAAATGCGATTTAATAGTTTGCCAACACAATTTAGGATTGATATCTTAAATCAAGTTGTGGAAAACGGAACCGTATGCGAAACTGGAGATGGTCGCACGAATGAGTTTGCGCTTTTATGCGAATTTACTTGCGATAAATTTAATCGGCGCTATGTATTTTACCGCTGCAAAACAATGTTTCCGAACATCGAAAGTGATACATTAGCAGATAAGGTAAGCGTAAAAGGCGAAAGTTTAAACTTCTATGTTTTTCGCACATTATTTAATGATGGCCACAAAAACTATATAGATCGTTATGTTGCAAACACGCCTGAAACGGCTGATATATATAATCAGTGGTTTAACGCGGTGTATTTAGGAGGGAAAATCTAATGGAAAAAACAATTAAGATTGGAAATAAGGATGTTACGTTTAAGTGTACAGCAAGTACACCTTTAAGATATAAGGCAC